TGCCATTCTCAGCATATGCTGCAGCAGCATTTGCAGCTAACGATGCAGTAGCTTATCCTTGGGGTGCACCTGCTGGTTTAAATCGTGGTGCAATAACTGGTATTACAGATATTGCAATCAACCCACAACAGAAACAACGCGACTTACTTTATAAGATTGCTGTTAACCCAGTAGTAAACTTCCCAAATGAAGGGTTCACGATCTACGGTCAAAAGACATTATTACAAGCTCCAAGCGCATTTGATCGTATTAATGTACGTCGTTTATTCTTGTTCTTAGAAAAGTCAGTACTCAATACTACAAAGTTCTTCGTATTTGAACCTAACACGACATTTACACAGAACCGCTTAGTTAATACAATTAAGCCAGTATTCGACTTAGCAAAGAATACACAAGGTTTATACGACTACTTAATCGTATGTAACAATACTAATAACACACCAAGTGTTGTAGATGATAACTCGCTAGTTGTAGATATCTACATTAAGCCAGTTCGTACAGCAGAGTTTATCTTAGTAAACTTCTATGCTACTAAGACATCTCAAAACTTCAACGAGTTATTACAATAACCTTAACATAAATATTTAATATGTCACAAACTATACAAGACTTCTTTCGCGTAGCACAGCAAAGAGATTTCGCAAGAGATTATATGCTACGTGTTGTATCTTTAGGTAACGATACATTAAACGAAGATGATTTCGTTTATATTACAACAACTCAACTACCTTCAAGAGACATCACTAATCAAACTGCTACGTATATGGGATTAGATTTCAACTTCCCTGGCACTGTAAAGTATCCAGGTAGCAATGCTTGGAACGTAACATTCCGTAACGATAAGGGTGGTATTATTCGTAAAAAGCTTGAAGATTGGCAGATCAATCAAGTATTCGATGATGCTTCTAGTACAGGAGACTTGTCTGTAAGAGGTACTGAATCTATCATTCAGCTCAATCTTATTGATGACAAATTAAATGTTCTCAATACATACAAGCTTTACGGAGCATATATCCAGAAGCTCGGAACTGTTGATTATAACGTAGCTGGTACAGGTGCACCTTTATCCTTTACTGCTGCATTAGCTTATCACTATTGGAGACACGAATAAGATTTAGTATATAATTATATTACAAACCTGGCTGAAAAGTCAGGTTTTTTTGTTATATTAGCCTTAAGTATTATTATGCCACAAACACGGCCTGAAGTAAATCAATTTTATAAAACCGCTTTAGAATACGGTTTTAATAAAAAATATAACTTTCAAGTAGAGAGTATATCTCCGTTACCTACCGATGTTCAGACTTATGTGGATAACTTTGAAGATTATAATTTATACGTACAATCAGCTAGTGTTCCTACTCGTAAAATAAGCATAGCAAAAGTACCTTATAAGGCATTTGAATTTGTAGTACCGACTAATGTAGTATACTCTGATAATGAAAATTGGAGTGTTGAGTTTATATCAGACAATTACAATATATTAAGATCATTGTTTGAAGTTTGGAGTAAGGTGCTTTACGATAATAGCACTAATTCGACTTCAGATATCGACTTCGCAAAGACAAACTTAAAGCTCAATTTATTAGCAGATGCATATGTAGCAGGTAGCAATGAAGGCGCTTCTCAATCCTTGCTTATATCAAAAGTATATACTTTATACGGTCTATTCCCTACATATATAGAACCTATAGCTTATAATATTTCAGATGCAGGTACAGAAGTAGCAAAGTTTAAAGTAACGTTTGCATATCAGTACTTTGAAATGGATGACTCGTTTGAAACCCCAGATATGGTTTCTTATACTAAAAAAACCGATAAATTCAATAAAGCTGCAGCAAACGGTACAAGCGGTTTAAACCCTGCTAAACCTGGTTTAACATTATTAGGGGCTTTGAATTCTATAACTAAAGTAGCACGTGGAGTAGGCAATACTGCTAATGCTCTACGCTATGCTAGTAGGTCTATAAGAGGTAAATAAAGTGTAACCTTACAATAAATATTAATATGTCCCAAGATCTATCCTTATTCTATTCGACAGCAACCCAGCGCGGATTTTCAAGAGATTTCCAAGCCAGGGTTTCTTCATTAGTAATAAATGGTAGTTCTTTAACTGAAGAAGATCTAGTATATATTAAAAACGTTTCTATACCTAATAAAAAGGCAGCTATTGCTTCAGTAAGGTATTTTGGTGCAGAAGTACATTCAACTGGTACCAGAGACTTCGGTGATAGCAAACAATGGGAATTAACATTCTACACCGATCAAGTACTTTATTTAAAGAGGTGGTTTGAGGAAAGACTAGAAGAAGTGGCTTCTAACGTTGATGTAAGAGCTGTAAATGGTAATCCTACTAGACGTTATAATGCTAACCCTGTACCAGACGATAGCAGTTATGCTACTCTTGATATTGTAGATGATAACTTAGAAAAGTTAGTACAATACAAATTAACTGGTTTGTTCGTAGTTAATGCACCTGGTATAAGCTATGATCTAGCTGGAACCGGTAAAGTACAAGAATTTAAAGTAACGTTAGGCTATCAACGCTGGGACGTAACATATCAAAGTGATAGTCAAATAGCTTATAACCAGAGTAATGGTTCAGCTGGAGGAGGACTAACACTACTAGGTGCTCTCAATCAAGTAACCAATATTGCGCGTGGAGTTGGTAATGCTGCTAATGCTATACGCTATGCAGGTAGATCTATAAGAGGTAAGTAATATGGTCAATCAAGACTTCTTAACTCAGGTACTATCAGATCCTGCTCTGCATATACCTATTGAAGCTAACTTTGTAGTTAGTATAGAAGGTATTTCATCTATAATTAATAATTTAGAAAACAATCTTGATATAATTTCAGATAACGCTTTAACAGTGTATAACGGCACGATCTGGAGTCAGATAAAACAATTATCAGATAATGACATTTTTTTCGCTAACGGAATAACAATACCTGGTGAAGGTAGTAACTCGTCTCGTGTCGGTATTGAAAACAGTACTACTGGTGGTTTGTTGACAGGCCCTACACTAAGAGGTCGTAAGAGTTTAGGTAACTTCGAAATATCATTTTTAGAAACCAATAGTTCATTTATTGACTATGTGATGAGACCTTGGGTAGTAGCTGCAGCACAATACGGTTTGTTTGCAAGAGGTGGTAATAGCTCTCAAAACTTTAAGACTAGAGTTACTGTAAATTATCTTGATAAGACTTCTAACGATCCAGCTAATCCAATATACCGTAAAACAATAAGCTTTGTTAATGCAGTTCCAGTTGATGTAGCCGGGTTTGAGTCAGCGTATGGCAATGGCAAGGTGGGTATGCGTACGGCTAAGACGGTATGGACATACTCTACATACGAAGTAAGTCAATAAGGCATGCCTTTCAAGTTAAATGCCTATCTACCTAGCTTGCAAGCTGAGGTACAGATAAAAGAGCTCTATTATAAGCAATATAGAGAGCTTGTTAAGAGCTTATACAATACTGACAAGAAAGAAACAATACAACAGTATAATTCTATACTACAAGATCTATGCTCAGATATTTTAGATAAAGATATTACATTTGAAGACAAGCTATCTCTATTATTAACAGTACGTAACTATTGCGTTAGTCCGGATTTAAATCTTAAATGTACCTTGCCTGGTAATAATACATTCACCTATACTACTACTGTTGAAACATTACTACAATTAATTAAGGCTATTAATAAATCCAGCACTTTAGAATGGAACGGTATTAGTGTTAGTTTTTCGTCTTATAAAGCACGAGACGAGCACGTTTTCCTTAGTAATAACAATGATATATTTGTTGTTTTAGCTTCATACATAGATTCTATAAAAATAAACAACGAAACCGTTATATTCAAGGATTTCACATTAGAAAACAGATTGCAAATAGTGTATTCATTACCCCATGCCTTATGTAATCAGGTATATCAAAATATACTAACAATTGAAGAAAAGTACGAAGAAGAAGATTTGCTTGTAATAGTTAATCCTGCCAACAAAGAGCCTGTACTGAGAATGTCAAAAAATATTACATGTCAGTCTATGCAAAAGCTCATAGAATACAATTTTACTGAAAATCTTAATAACATATACAGAGCTTTTTATAATATGGTAAGGTATGCAGGGTTTTCACCAGAATATATTGACACTATTACACCAGTTGAAATGCAAGTATACTGGATGTACTATGCACAGGATAACGAAAAAACATCTGAGAATAAAAATGATACAGGTGGTTTGAACTTACCTGCAGGCGGCTCTCTAAACTCTGAACTTGGTTTTTAACATGACAAATATAAACGATATTATTTCAACACTTAATTCTTACACATTAAAAAATACATTCGATGTGTACATACCCTCTCTGAAAAGAGATGTGAAGTTTAAACCAATTACTACTAAGCAACAGCAGTCCTTTTATACATGTTTGGTTGATAATATTATCTATAATACACGGTTTATAATAACTACGTATAATGTTATTAAGGAGAGCTGCACAGAGCCTGATATAATTGACAGTCTCACTATAATTGATCGTTTAGTTATATTACTGGCTTTAAGAAAAAACACTTTAGGTTCGAATATTATAGTACATAAAGATGATGTAGATTGGGCTGTTTCTTTTGATTCTTCTTTAGAATATGCAAAAACTCTACAAATACCTGAAAGCAAGACTTGTATAACGAAAAACATACAAGTAGATATACATGTGCCTCTAATTGTAGATCAATATGGTATGGAAAAAGAGTTAAGAGAAAAAGAGCCTGTTGATAAAAACGTAGACTATAACAATGCTGTTGAGCAAGCTATACTGAACGAAGCATGTAAGTTAATAAAAGAAATCTATGTAATAGAGGGTTCTGATCCGATTAGTTTAAACTACAATGCACTTACATATACAGATAGGTTGACTCTTATAGAAAATCTTCCAGCGGAAATATTGCTAGAATTGCAAAACTATGCAAAAACTATTAATATCATAACAAGCGATTTATTAACTATTGATACAGATAATAATGATACTGTAACTATTGATATTGCGGTGGATTTCTTCTTAGATAAGTAACATAAAGAATACTCTTATCGCTAAGTATTTTAGTGTCAACAACCGGTTACAATACAGAAGAGGAACAAGTACAGACGCCAAGTGCTTCCTTGAATCCTGGACTTACTAAAGAGCTTAATGTAAAACTGGATGATAATTTAGATAAAATAAAGCAATCCTTAACAACCTTCAATAAGACTGGTGAAAACATAGAGACTTTATCTAAGCAAGTAGAAAAGCTTGTAAAAGTATTAGAAGAGAGATCTGAGCAGAAAACAGAAACAAAAGCAGGAGAGTCTGCAAAAGTATTGTCTGATTATGAAAAAGCTTTAAAAGGAATTGAAAGAAAATACAATGAACGCAGTAAATCAGGTTTAGGAAATACTTTATTGGGCGGAGAGACTAACAAGGC